ATCCTCGTATTGTACGGGTGTAGAATTATCGGAGGTACTTGTGCTATTTGATTTATTAGTAAACTTAAACAATAACATTGGTGTTCCTTCAAACATTACCCAATATTTCATCATTGGTCGGATATAGTCAACCATTAAAGTTAAATCGTTTCCTGCAATAGTACCTGCAACTATCTTAGCATTTAAATCGTTGTATAAACCCGTTCCGATAGCTTCTAAGAGATGCAATTCTTGTGCTTCGATAATTGACATCTTTAATAGTTTATCATCGACATTATCGTTAATAGGTGTGTTCTCTTTTATGAACGCTTCACTTATAAATAATCCTTTCATTTTCTTATTTCTTTTTTACTAAGTATTGATGCCACGTGTGTCGGCAATATGGTAAATGAATGTTAGTATCAGGTTTCGTATACCATCCACCTTTGAACGTCCATACATCCGTACCTATTTCGTTTTGCATTGCTCTTATCTCATCTTTTGTGTAAAGCAAATCTAAGTTTAAAAGTTTAACGCAAAATTCTCTGCTTGTTTTTTTATCATTATTAGAGAATCCCGTTCGCCAGTCATAACCATAAAGCACTTCAAAACTTTTAGTCTTTATCTTTTCATTATTTAAAACATCGTTTCCGATTTCCGTAGTAAATAATCCTTTATCGTTTGACGTTAAATAACCATTATCCGTTAAATCGTTTATAATATTTTGGATAGTTTTGTTATCACTTTTTAATGCTTCTGCTAATCTCGGAACTTCAATAGTCTCATCTTTGTTTATTAAATCTAAAACTGATTTACTTATCGAATCTAACTCCGATGCAAAATTAAACTCCGATGTAATTAATTCCTCATCATTTGTATAAGTAAATTCTCTGCTTTCTACAATCTCAAACTCTTGCTTTTTTCTACCATACTTTGAGAAAACCATTTCTATCGATTCCTCTGCACTCATTTGAACGGGTGTAGGTGTAATTACCAATGCTTCCTTTAATCCTACCAATGCTCTTATTTCTAAGGTTGTCATTGATTCTAAAACCTTGTTTGCAACTAACGGAGAAAGTGAATTAATAGAATTAATTACCTGCTCACTCGCATCTGATTTTTTAGTTTTTAAACTTGGTAAACCTAATATATCTCTTACCTCATCAATAGTATACGCTTCAGATATTTTATTTGAATCGATTGATTGTGTGATAGGAGGAACACGTTTAAAAGTAACTGGTGTAGTTACTCCGAAATATTTAGCAATATCATTAATAAAATGCTCGTGCCATTTTTGGCGGTTATCAGTATAGATAGATTGAAATAACTCAAAATCTTTTCCTAAATTATTATCTCCACTTATTGCACCTTCATTTCTAATACCAAATAAAGCAGGATTCGTTATTTTATGTGTTGCATAAATACGGGATTCAACACGCTTATCTACCTCGATATTTTGTTTATCTAAATCAGATGGTGTTATGCTTGTTACTGTTGTTTCTTTATCCTTTGAATTATTAAAAGATACAAATACTGCACCTGCTTTATTTGCTCCCGTTCCTTGATGTTTTACTGCATTAACAATTGCTTCTTTTGCAGTCTTTGTAGATGGCTCTCCGTTGTTAAAATTTATAATAGTTCCTGCAGTAAATCCCGTAAGTAGGTTAGAATTATCGAACTCGCCTATCGCAATATCACTCTCAATATCGATTACTCCACTTTGATAATTTGGTGTAGGATAAACATTTGGTTGTCCCGTTTTAACTGCACCCTTTATCGTGTAAACGTATATCTGCGAATCTTCGGGATTGTTTATATCGAACTTTTGAAACACTCTAAATCCCGTTGTTTTTTCATCCTGAACATTTGATTTCCAATTTTTAGAATAGTAATATTCGCTTTCATCTTCGTTTGTTCTTAAACGTGAAAAAGGAATATAAACTAATTCAACTGGTTTTGTTCTTTTTTTATTCCATATAATCTCAACTGCTACTCCATTAAATAATTCCCCATCTCTTATCATTTCATAAGATTGGTTATTTGATTTCATAAATTTAATAAAATCGATTGCCATTGCTTCCTCAGATGGCATAATATTGCTATCGTCAAAAGTTAAACCACCGCCCAAAATATAATCTACCTTTGCGTTTATAATAGTTCCGTGTCTCGGTGAACGTGAATACAAATCCACCAAATAATCACAATACAAGTTATCTCTTCCCCATCTTACCCACGATTTACCTTGCTCAGTTTTAAACTCAGGTAAAGGTGTTACATCAAATGTAAAAGGGATTGCTTCAAATTTATTATTTTCTGCCATTTTTTATGAATTATATTCAAATGCTTTATAAGTATTCGGAGCAGTAAACTCCGTTATTGGTTGCGTTTCTGCTGTTGTTACTACTCGTAGTTTTCCTACTTCTAATAAGTTACCTGCTAATGTATAATCTAAATTAACATTGCTCACTTGCTCGTAAATGTAGTAATGATAAAAGCCAGTAGGATTTAATGTTAACGTAGTTCCTTCGATAAAAGTAAACCTATCGTATCTATCTTTATAGATTGATGTGTTCGCCATTATACACGCAAATTCTACGTTAGTAATATCATTAACAAATCTAAATAAGAATACTGGAACTGCTAACGTAACTCTTTCCGTTAACGTCAAATCCACTATATTACTTTCTCCTTTGTTAATTAGTATCATACTATTATATTGAAAATTAATCACTTTGTCCCAAAAAAAAAGCCGAACATAAATGCCCGACTTTTTCCCCTAAAAAACTACTATGAATAGTTATACCGCAGGAACGATTAATGTAGCAACAATATTACTTGGTACTTGGTAAACCTTAAATGGCTCTTCACCCGTTACCGATAATGTGCTTCCGTTTAATTCTCCAAATGCTTTACCACTTGTTGTATCGTCAGTCATTAAATCGCATCCGTTCTCAACTCCACCTAACCAATATAAACCATTGTTATCTTTGTGGATAATCAATAATCTTTTTTGTGCTAAGATAGAAAGTTCTTGCAATGTAGCAACTGCCATTTTTTTAATGTTCCAATCGTATTTTAAATCGTAAAAAACAGTTCCCGTGTTGTAATCTTTTTTCAAAGATTGAGCAAACGAAGCATTTTGTTTTTCTAAATTATAAGTCCAAAATTTAGCACCTACAGTTAATGCCATTACTGTTACTGCTCCTGCAACAATTGTTGGAGGTGTTACCAAATCATCGTAATCGGCAACATATAATATTTTTACTCCACCTTTCGAATTGATACAATCAATCGTAAAGTTTTGGGTTAGTTCACAAGCCATTTTATTTTATGTTTTAAAAGTTTAAATAAAGGGGGAAAGAATCCTCTCCCCCATTTTTACTATAAATATAACACGTTCATTGATTGATTCAATACGTGAGCAAAGATTGTCATAACATTTTTAACAAACATATCTTCACGATTCAAAGCAATTTTATCAATTTTCAACATATTAATATCGCTTAACAAATCAGTACACCAAACGATATAATCGGGACGTGCAATAATCATAATGTTCTCAGCTAATGGAACAAATACAATTTCTACTCCGTTGTAAAAATAACGTCCATCTGCTTGTACGGAAAACAAATCACGATACGTTGCAGATACATTGTAAATATTAATAAATTGCTTGTGAGAATAAGGTGCGTAAATGTATGGTTTTACTGCTCCAAATAATACTCTCGATGGAACTGCTGCGTATGCTCTTGCGTATTCTGCTGCGATTGTAGCAGATGTAATAGCTACTCCTACTACGTTAACACGTCCACCTACTGCACCATTGTTATAAATCATTCGAGTAATAACGCCATCAAATTGACCTGCAGTTAAACCTGCTACGTATGCTTTTTCTGCAGTTGTATTTGCTCCTGCTGCTACTGCTGTTTTTGTAGCAGATGTTGCATTACTCCAAAATTTAGCTTGTAAATCTTCGGAAATTAATCTACCATAAGACCCTAAAACTGATGTTGCAAATTCGTTTGATTCTACATTCCAAGCACCTGCAGCCATATCTCTTTTGAAACGAGATGAACGCAATGTGTTCGGGTCAAATTCTTGGTAGTACATAACTTTAACTGGAGATACTAATGTATCAGTTAAACCTAATGTTCCACTTGATGTTGGTACTCCTGAAGAGAACGCCTGCATTGTTGCAGTATTATCATTTTCAGTAAAAATTGTGTCTGATTTTACGTCAGTTTCAAATGCTACATAGTTTTTATTAACTGTGTCATTTGCGAAAAGGATTTCTTCGATTACAGGCTCATATGCCTTACCTCTAATGTCTGTTGGTGTGTACGAAATTGCCATTGTTTAATGTGTTTTAAATTTAATTATTTTATTTTACTTATTTTATCTTGTTGTTTTTTTACTACTTTACCGAAATTCTCTCCACCCTCTTGGTAATCTGCTCTCGTTAATAACCACTCTGCTATTTCATCGGTTAACTTTTCATTCGTTAATGGACTAATAACTCCAAAAGGAAATACTGCTAATTGTGTTTCTTTTGTCCATAGTCCCGTATCTTTGTTTTGTACTTCTACATAACATAAAGAACATTTATCGGATAGTTTATAAAGTTGTGCCATAGCTTAATATTTATTTGCTCTATATTTTTCTAATGCTGTCATTTCGTCCCAACTCTTACTCTTTAATTTAATAAGTTCTTGAGATTTCTTTGATGGCTCATCTGCGATTAATTCAATCGTATTTGCTAATTCTTTATTTACTTCGTTTTGTGAATTGAATTTTTCTACTAACGATTTATTTTCGCTTTCTAATTTTTCAATCTTATCATTTGATGCTTTGAACATAGAAGAGAAATCTATTGTAATTGTTTCTACACCTTCAATTTCTAATGAAAAAATATGCTCCTCTACTTGTGATTTAATAACACGTTTTGGTTTATCCATTTTATTCATATCCTCAACGATTGGTGCAACTACTTCCGTTACTGGTGTTAATTCCTCAACGATTGGCTCAACTACTTCAGGCATTACTACCACATCAATTAAACCATTAACAACTGTAAACGTATGACCATCTTCTAATACATATGGCATATCGATTTCGCTATCAGGTAACGCTAATTCGCCTTGCTCGGTTATTACAGTTACTACGTCTCCTTTGGTTGGCATATCAGAAGGGAAACGAACAACAGTTACACCATCGATTAACTTAGCATCCATAAATTTCATTTCTTGGCTTCCGAATTTTGCATCGTACTTATCCAATAATCCTCTTAATTTGTCAGTTATTTTTGTCATTTTTTTTAAGATAATATGTTTTTTACTTCGTCTAATATTTGTTTTTCTAATTGCTTTTTTTCATCAACCATATCAAAAATACCCTCTACCGATACTGCTTGAAAATTCCCAGTCTTAACCATTTCATCCCAATACTTTTTATTCGTAAACTTATAACTTCCGTACCAAGTTCCATTAGGCAAATCTTTGAACATCTCGGGTGCTTTAATTCCCATCTCCTCATCACTCACAAAAGAATTTACTAAATAAACTCCCTCTACTTTATTATTAGAATCGTGCATCTCGTTTACATTATGAAGATGGTTGTTCATCATAAACTTTTGCTGAATCTTCTCAATCTCAGATGCTTCAAACAAAACATAATATTCGCCTCTTTCTTTATCTCTACGATAGATAGGTAACTCTGCAATCATTATAGGCATCGTTACTATTTGTCTATCCTCTTGTATCGCAAATTTAATCTGCTCATCGAATAAAAACCAAGTAGTTTTAATTGCAGGTTTGTCAACTAACGCAATAGCAAATACTCCACTATTATCTAACTCATCCGATACAACTAATTTATAGACTGGTAGTTTTCTATCCATAATAATATATTATATGAAAATCATTTTGTCCCATTTATACCGATGCATTTTGTTGCATACTCGCTACTTGCCTTTGTTTATTAGTAATGTCGCTCTCTACTACAATTACTCTCGATGTGATTTGTCCTCCTGATGGTTTAACACTTCCATCTGCATTTAATTGTGTACTCGATGACGATGGTGCATTAATTGTTGGAGCAGTCATTGCAGTAGGAATATCTCCACTACCTCCACCACCTCCACCAGTTTCTCCTTCAAATTTAGATGAAGCAATTTTAGCTATGTTCGCTGCAGCCATAACTCCATTGAACGCTGCTAAGACATAAGATAAAGGAGGTGTTTGTGTTAACGCTGCTTGTACTGAACGAATACCATCG